TGTCCACGGATTTTGAGAAAACATCTTCCGGATAATACCAGGTGCCGGTCTGACAACTGACCCACCGGTTGAGCATCAGGAGCGTACAGTTTGACAGAACTGTATACTCCGGTTCACCCGTTTCTGCCATATCTGGGTTATTACGTTAAACGGAATATTAGTAACTGTCTTACTAAATAACTATAAATTAATTAAGAACTAATTAATATTGTTAAATATGGATGTACAAATCTATACGATCACTGGGTTTGATATGATGTATAAACCCGTGGGACCGGGCCCGAATTGCGGACGAGTATATCTTCCTCGTGAATGGATAGGAAAAAGTGTGGCCATAGTCCTAAAAGAACTGCCTGGCGATGGTGCGAAACATGGTTAAAACGTGTGATGTGAAAGGCTGCGAATATCACCGGAGACATGATGATGTATGGCAGAACATTGACCGGGAGAATCCACATTGGGAATGTCTGACTGTATTTAGATGTCATCATCCGAATGCAAGAGCATATCGGAAACCTGATTCAACCGGTGGCGTGAAAGTTGGCGAGAATCATGAGAGGGAGTGTGGGAAAGAATGACTAAAAACGAGGATGTTTCGTGGATACCAAAGCCTGTGGGATGTTCACTGAAACGATTTACAACAGCTGAATTGGTAGCAGAACTCAAGGGACGGCACGAATTGTGCCCGGTTGTGGATGAGATGACACGCGAACCGGTTTGTCTGTGTGTTATGACAACTGAATCATTAGTAGCGGAATTGAGCAAGAGGGATGGTGTTGAATCATTGGATATTGAGTGTGCAGACGGGATTGCAAAAACAATTGTAATTCATGGGTGGAAAGAATGACTGGCGTAGAATTCGTCCGGGAGTTGTTTAGACTCGATGTATCTGATTACGACTTCAATTGTAGATGCACCACATACGATATGATTCAGTTGATGCAAAATCAAGACGATGAATTGAGAAAACGCAGAGTGGTTTGTAAAGGATGCTTTGGGAGACGTGAAAATAGGTATCAATGAAAAGGGTGTGTTACATGGTTGAATTTATTAAAGTGTATAAAGACGGTGATTGTTGGGGTGCATTTACCCGTGAGAACATTGCAGAGGGAGAATGTGCGTTTGCAGACACTCCTCGCGAAGCAGCTCAGAACCTGTTTGATGAATTGAGAATGCGGGAAGGTAAACACAAAAAAGAAGCGATACAAGGAAAGGATTGGGATTATGTGTAAGAACGTAACTGATGAAAAAATATGCCCGTTTATGTCACGCGGGTTTATCGCATTCGTGGATGATATTGGGGATTGTGAAACCGGATTACATCACATATACTGCCAGAAAGAAAACTGCATGGCATGGGGATCGAAAATACTCTATACTGAAACAAATACCGGTGCAGTGGTTAAGAGTGATGGATGCAGGTTGATACCATGATTGTATTTCAGTGTTCAAACTGTGATAAAATCCCATGCATGATTATTTGTGAGAGTGATGCAGACGTACCGGAGTTTTGTCCGTGGGACGGGACATACGAGGCGGATTGGAACATGATGCGAGTGGTGCCATGAAAATAGATGTGGAAACCCAGTGCATCATCACCCGTGAAAAATGGTGCCCGCTGGAGGAGAACAAATGAAAACCACAATTTTTGAAGATGGTCTAGATATCTTTGTGCCCGATGAAGAGATGGTGGAAATGTTCAAAATCATCAGTAAGTCTGACTATTCCAGCCCCCTGAAATACCAGATGCTCAACGAGATAATGAAACTCATACCACTGAAAACGTTGAAGGAGATACAGAATGACCTGCACCGGTCTTGATGCTGCCGTAATATCTATCTGTCAGAAGATGGAACACACATCACAGAAATACAACGTTCCTTTCAGGGACGTTTTAAGAAAAGTATTAGAATATCATGATGAATGGGAGACGGAAGAATGACTAAAAATATTATTGATATTGATTGTAGAATGAACCTGGTTATTGAAGAATGGAATGGAAAATTAATAGTTAAAGATGCGACCATCTTATCAGACATTGAACTTGAAACCATCATCCCTGGTGATGCATCCAGCGTTCCGAGATTAATTGCGGAATCTAAACTGAACACATTCCCTGTATTTCCATTATCAGCAGATGGGTATTTCATTATTCATGGTGATGCGGATTCGTTTTCGGAATGGGTAAAACAACACGTGTCTGAAATTAGGAGCGGGATTGAATGAAATACAAATGTCACGTATGCCATATCGTAATTGATGAGTCTGACCTGATAGCCAGCAACTGCCCGCAATGTAAGAGCAACCTGGGTCTGAAAGAGATGTGTCCGAGGGATAACCTGACCTGCACCCATGAGATAGTGGATAAACTAGCATATTGCCCGGAGTGCGGGGAAGCAATGTGCCCGATATGTGGGTGTCATGACGTTTCACAGATCAGTCGAATTACAGGCTACATGGCCGACGTTGCCGGATTCAATGCCGGGAAAGCACAGGAATTAAAAGGCCGGCACCGGGTAAACATCTCCGATGAGGGCATGGAATGACTCTTATCAACCTCAAATTTTCACCGGAGATGGTTAAGTAAAGACCCGTGTAAATATCATCTGACCAGGCATGAGTATCAAAATCTGTTTGATTCGGGGGTGGTTGGATGATACCACCAGTGGAAGAACGCTCTACCCGTGACTGCGGGGAATATCTCTACCAGGATGATGAACCATTAAGCAATCCTTAACAGTTGGTAACATGATGACTAAACAGGAACTAGAGGACTATAAACGCAGGATAGAATTAATCATAAACGACCCGGAGACATTGAAACGGTCTGAAGAGTTTCATCGTAAAATGCAACGAAAATATGACTACAATAGACCCTGAACTATTGAACAATCCTCGACAGTTGGTAAAATATGCTGACAAAACAGGAACTAGAGGACTATAAACGCAGGATAGAATTAATCACAACCGACCCGTCTGTATTTGGAGTAAAACGATGACAAAACTCTACCAATACCAATACAAGGAAGGTCAATTCAACGACTGGTTCTCATACACTATTGTTGATGGTTGTGTTCTCATTCACCCGGCTGATGTTCTTGATTACATCCGGTATAAAGTCGCAATAATGGGTGATGTATTCAGTTATTCCGAATGCCTGGAATGTCTGAACGATATCATGAAAGAGATATCAGCATTCGGACCGCATCAAAAAAAGTAACCATCTTGTTATCATCAACAAAATGGTTATTCGTTTTTCAACACTCTGATAACTGTTATACGACTTATTCCAAGTTTCCGGGCAATGCCGTTCTTGGAACAGGTTTCAGACATTCTTCTGATAGTTGCTTTGGTTTGTGGGTCAAGTGGCTGTCCTTTCGGCATTAATCCTCCTGGTAATAACTGCTGCCGGGGTCATCTTCGGGCATGGGTGATGCAGCCATCTGTTCAGGCAATGGGAATCCGGGCACTATCGGGGTGAAACTTCTCCTGCAATTTGGATGCTCAGTCGTCCTGTGATACGACTCTTCTATAGTCCATATGGACCCGTTTATCTCTGCACAAACGGCACACCCGCATCCATCCCTGACCATGACATGAGTGACCTGTGACGCCTTGTACCGGTCCAATGAGTTTTCGTTCAATGTTCTGACAACCTCAGTACGTGCAATACGTGAAGCCCCGGACTTGTACTGCTGTCCCATATGTTTCATGATATCATCAGCAACGGTATCAGACGGGTATATTCCATCCATCCCCCTGTATTCCCATCTCCCTAATGGTTTCCCTTCTCTCATACCCCTGGTAATGATGTCAGAGATAGCATCTGCATTCTCTTTCGGACCGTACTTATTGAACCAGTCAATGAACTCCCCGTTGATAGTGGTCCCGCCCCGGTTCAGTTCATCCTGATACCGCTGTGCGTAGGTAAGAGCAGGTTGTTTTGCGGCTGCCGGGTTGATAGGTAATTTCAGTTCCCGCTGTGCATGGATGATGCCATAGAACGCAGACTGTGCAACGGTCTCTGATATCCGTTCTTTCATCCGGTCTACCAGCTCAGACAGAATACCTGATATTGCCAGTTCGGTTGCCAGGTCAAGGTCACTCATGACCGGGCTTTCCTCATCGTTGATATGATATCTTTGGTGGCTTCATCTATCATCTGATGCAGGTCTGTTTCCAATGAGTCTGCCAGGTCATCAGCATCAGGAACGTCTTTCCTCAGGACCACATCGGGGAATGATGTCTTTG